GCTGACCGCTGATTATTGCATGGCATGTTTTTACAGCCTGGTAGTGCGACGCGATAGTTACAGTGAACGCGTCGATTGTTTTATTGTCGTTTTGATCTTTCATTCCAGCACCCTCGTTATTTGGTGAATACATTATCACCATTCAGTTAACATCTGTAATTAGCAAAAAGTGCTATTGCATAGGAATTAAAATAATGTATTATCGGTCTTGTGAATCCAGCACCTCGTTAAAGTCCTCAGTGTCCATGCAGCTACCCTTTTACCGGCCTAATCAGCCGGTATTTTTTTGTCCAGAATTTCACCAGCAGACTTTATCACCTTCTCCAGCCCCATCGACCAGCGGTCAGCGTTAGGCGTCATTACCTGCAATGCATTCTCCTCGGCGTACACCAGAGCATCGAATTCTGTCGTCAGACACGCAAGGCGCAACTTCCGGTCACCGCGATACCTGCGCACGACGTGATCGAGGTTGGCGGCCGTGAAGCACACCCACACCTCCCGTCCAGTGCAGTGATGCGCGTGCCAGCCGTCAGGCAGTGAGATGGTCAGGTAGATATTCCCCTCGCGCGCGCCGATGACGTGAACAGCACCGAACGTCTGGCCGCCAGCCAGAAACGACACGTCAGATAATTCCGAGTCGAGACGTGCGACGTTGCACATGCTTTTGCTGACGGCGGTTTCCTCAACCATGTTTAGAGGGTGATAAGTGAAAGAGCCTTTACCCTGGGAGGATGCATCTATCCCGTGAGAGATAAACGATACCGAATCCAAAGCCTCACACTGAGCCATCAGCGCCACGCAGCGCTCATGATCTGCTGACTTGCTGTAGTTGTATTCCGGCAGTCGCGTAACAGCCACCTGAGCAGCCTGACGCGCCTCAACAGGCACAGCATTAATCCAGTCACCGAGAATATTCACGCAGACGTTGAACGGCTCGCCGTAGAGTTTCGCGAACCATGTAAATCCGTCGCCGGATCCGCACGCAGAACAAAACGCCCAGCCAGCTCCAGGCTCCTTTATCGCCGAACCCTTCCCATCGTCATAGCGGAAACGATCAACGCCGCCACAATTCGGGCACGCCTGATGCTTGCCGTTGAATGCCCGGCTATCCACTCCGCAAAGCTGCATTAATGCGTTAGGCCAGCTGCCGGACATCGCTCGCTTCACTTCCTCTTTATCGTAATTTTTACCTGCCATGTTGCAATCCTCATCTCGTGTGGTAGCATCACTATATAACTAGATGGTGATATTCACAAGGGTGATAAACATGTTGTCTATTGAGAAACAAATTGAACAAACTGACATAGCCGCTATCGACCAGCAGATAGGTCCGTTCCCATTTAAGCCGTATGAATACCAATATGCCGCCTACCAATTCACGGCGGATGTGCTGCGGTCATACCCCGGCCCTGTGGTTATCAGGGCTTCAGTATCCGCTGGCAAGACGGTAATGATCAGCATGATTGCCCTGCGCATTATGCAGATGAAGGAAAGCATGGCCTCTGCTTTGGTAATATCACGCGGGCCTGAGATTGTGTCTCAGGATGCTTCTGAAATGCTGAACTTCGGAGTGAATAACTCAATCTTCTCAGCAAAACTCGGCATGAAATCAACCAAGCATAAAATCATAACCGGGAGTGAAGGAACCATTATCGGCGCGCTGGAGACTAGAACAACTCAGGGAGTCGTATCATTGTCTCCAATTACCGAAGACAGATCACCGATGGCGCTGAAATATGACTCTCGCCAGATGAGGTCGCGTTTCTTTAAGGTGATTAAAGGATCCCATCCAAAGGTAAAGGTTGGCGCGCTCGCTGAATTTTCTCCGGTTTTCTTGCTTATTGATGAATGCCATGAGGTTAATGTTGACGACATCATCGAGAGCGAAGACGCAAAAGAGTCAACGATTGAGGAAATGGAATTGGCTGGCCGAAACCAGTACACGATCATTATCAGATTGTTGCAGATGCGCTGTATTAAAACTCACGGATGCCAGTTGCGGATTATCGGTTACACGGGAACGGACTATCGAGGTCAAGACCCAATCATAAACGAAGATATGCGCACGCCTGGTTTTTGGCGAAAAAAAGTGTGCGACATAAACACGGAGTATTTAGTGAAGTTCGGCTCGGTGGTTCCCACGTTTTTCGGTGATACCTCCGGGCTAAGTTATGACCTGCATGAGTTCAAGTCTGATGGTAAAGAAGGCGTATCAGAATTTTCTGATGCTGAACTTAAGGCCATGCAAAAAAAGATTTTGCAGCAGGGTACTTTGACCCAGCAAATCATGCAGCAGGTACACCAGATCGCAGAGAGAAGAAATGGTGTTCTGGTTACTTGTGCTGGACTTCGCCACTGCAAAGAGGCGGCATCAGCACTTCCCGCCGGTGTGACATACGCGATAATCAACGGGGACACACCAGATAAGGTGAGGCAGAAGGCTCTGGATGATTGCTTCGCTGGAAGGGTGAAGTATGTCTTTCAGATAATGGCTCTGACTACCGGCGTTAACCAACCGCTATGGGATACGTCAGTTATATTGCGCAGAATTCGCTCTCGAACTCTTCTTGATCAGCTTCTTGGTCGAGGGATGCGCAAACTCAAGCCTCAGCATATCGATGCTGGTTTTGTGAAGGAAGACCACCTTGTCCTTGACTATGCGGGAACAATGGATGATATGGCAGAGGTTTACTTCAGCCCCATGCTTGAGCAATACCAGTACGAGAAAGCCAAGATAAACGGCGAGACGAAAGAGTGCCCCGCCTGCGGGTTCAAAGATAACTCGTTTTATGCTCGCCGGTGCATCAACGAGATCGACGGAGTGAGGTGCGAGCACTTCTACACCTTCAGGCTGTGCGAAGATCAGAAGAACAGCGCAGGTAAAGTCGTGGTGCAAGGTTGCGGGACAAAAAACGACGTGGTCGCCAGAACATGCCGAGGCTGCGATTGCACGTTACTGGATCCAAACCTAAAGCTGAGTGGTAAACACTATACGCTTGATGACTATTGCGACGTGCTCAGCATGGAAGTTTCCCCCGGCCGCACCGGAAACGAGCTGGTGTTCAAGTATCAGCTGGAGCAGGACGGACACCAGTTTAAGGCGTATGAGATATTCCATCCAGGAAGCGATAATCGCGGGGCGAAAGATGCATGGCTGCACAACGGCATCAATAAGCACGTTATCAGCCCTGCGCACCGCAAAGAAATAAAAGGCATCAAGGACATCACGGCGCTGATGCGCTGCAAGTCATATTTCATGACGCCAACGCGAGTTACCCACCGCAAGATCAACGACGGAAAGAAAGACGTTATCAGCCGCAAGGAGTTTTAAGTGACCACCGAAAAAGAGTTCTACACCGAGTATTACGGCGGCCCGGTTAAGTCGTGCCCGCTGGAAAAGGTTGAGCAGGTGAATTCATGCTCATTCCTGAGATTCCATCATCCTGAGATTCTGGGATTCCACCCAGTAAACGAGTCCGGCGCGGGCGGTAGTGCTCAGTATGGACGTTATCTCAACGAGGCTGGACGACTCAACGGTACATCTGACTGGATCATTTTGCATCAGTCTGCATCGGGAAAGCACCCCGGCGCGGTGGTAGACATTAAGCGCATAGGCAAGTCGCAATCATCACCCGTTGACGCCGAACAGGTTGATTTCTTTCGTCGTGCAAAGGCGGCTGGTTATTACACTGCGGTTTGTTACGGAGCAGAACAGTTCAAATTGTTCTTGCATGATTACGTAACCGTTATATAATCATCTGACAATAACAAGCGAGGTGTTCACATGTCAGTCAAGGTTTATTACGCAGATGAGTTGTCGAACGATGACTATCACAACGCGCCGGAGTTTCAAGGCCACGTCAGCGGGTCGTCACTCTGGAAATTACACGATTCATGCCCCGCAAGTCTAAGGCATGGGGAAAAGAAAAAAACAAAAGCATTAGAGTTCGGCACGACTGGCCATACGAATATCCTGGAGCAGGAACGCTTCATGCAGGAGTACATCCGCCATCCTGCGCAGGAAGAATTCAGCAACCTGATTACCAGTCAGGCGGCAATGAAAAGCTTCCTCAAAGAAGCGGGCATTGCTGGCTACAGCACCAAATCAGAGGAAGAACTGATTGCCATGGTGAAGCAGGCAGATCCGAGCGTGAACATTTGGCACGACATTGTGCGGAAAACTCAGGAACTGGCCAACGGACGCGAGATTGTGCCAGCAGCAGATTATGATCGCTGCATGCGTATGCGTGAAGTCGTCAGCATTAATGGAGAAATGTCGAAAATAATCAGCAGCGGAATGCCTGAAGTTTCCATTTTCTTCGAAGTTGACGGCGTGCCATGCAAGGTGCGCATTGATCGCGTGACTGATGATGCTGAGATCTGGGACTACAAGACCACGCGCAGCGCCAAGCCTGATTATTTCGGTAATTACGCTGTTAATCTTGGTTATCACTTAAAAATGGCT